CAATGGCGCAGCAAGCAACCCCGCTCACGCGACCAGAAATAGCGGTGCGCTTCAGACCGGATTGACTGTTCTTCCAGCGACCCACGCGGCTCATCGGTCGGGCCGATCATGTCAGACATCGCCTGGGCAATGATGGCCACCCATAACCGCACCTCCGGGCTTACCCGGTCTTGCAGTGCCGATACGGCACGATCCAGGCGCTCGCCGGCATCCGTCGCCTTATCGTCAACCAGCATCACGATACCGGTATCACTTGGCCCACCCGATACCGCACGCAGCAGCGCCAGGTGGAATTGCTTGGCCACCAGCGAGCCAATGGTGATAGTGGTGCCGGCGAGTAGCAGATCTACCTTTTTGCATGGCGGTCTTGCAGGGCGGCCACGCTTCGCCACCACCTCAGCAACAGCGCACAACTCCTGCGGTGCGTTACAGCTCATCGCCCACCCCGCTTAAATAGGTTTCCAGCATCTGATTAACGGCCTGCAGCTTCTTTGACTTGTCATCAAGCAACGCCTGCCATCTGTCACGTTCGCTGCGCAAAATCGCCAATATCTGCGGCTTGATGTCGTCATTCAGGTAGTGATCGCGATGGCCGGTTGCATATGCAGTCCAGTTTGATATTCCGGTTGCGCCAGACTCGATCAACCTGTCAAGAGTCTGAATCTCGCGTTTTGCGACCCGGATATGGTCTTGCAGCTTCTCGATAACGGAACTCATTGCGCCACCCTCTCATCGTCCACCCCAGGCTCACGCTCGAAATCGTCGCACGTGTCGCCCGCGTTGACGCTTTGGGCATACCCGTGCCTCTCGCAGAAAAACACCGGGTTCCAACCCATGCCGGTTTGCACATTGCAGTATGTGCAATGCTTGCATGTGCCATTGCTTGCTGTGCTGTGTTTTAGTTTCATGTCATTTGACCTCGTTCGTTGTGTTCTATGCACAATCGTTCAGCTTCTTTTTGTTCACCACTGGCACCGAGAAAGCCGCCAGTCGGTGTAAATGCCCGGTAAACCGGTTCCTGCCTGCGCTCGATGTAACCGCGCTCGATATACGCCTTGCTGATCAGATACCCGGCATCACTCTCCAGACACTGCCGGTCACGATCAAGCCGCCACCGCATTGCCAATCCACTTGCAGCCAGCACAACCCGGATCGGTGTCGCGTTTGTCGTGCTTGCAATCGCGGCTCATTACAAACGGCATCGGCTTGGTCAGTCGGTGTCCGCTGGCGCTCCAGCCGTCTGGCACCCGCAAGGTTTCCTGCACTGGTGGCCGGTTATGGCAGCCGTTTTTCATACTTTTTCGTCAACCTTCAGCGTCCAGCGCATCATGTCGTTCAGCCGCACCAGGGCGCTGGTGGTATGCGCTTGGATCTGGATCGCCAAACCAGCCACATCAAATTGCCCAGCATCTTCCGCCTCGATCTGCTTGCCCTTGGCGTACTGCAACAGATCCAGCGCCTCTTGATAGGCGTCGGTCATCATGCAGCGGCCGTTAAATGGATACAGGTGCTGGCCGTACTTTAGTTTCCCCTGCGTGGCTCGCGCCTCCAGATCCACCACAATCTGCTCGATTTGCTTGGTGTAATCCGGCTTGCCCAGCTGATCCGCCATCGCCAGCAGGTCACCGGCAACATGCTCATAAATCGGCATATCATCCTTGCCAGGATTAGCGGCCGGATTTGGCTGCAATACCACCGATGCCCGGCTTGGCTTCGGCATGCGCTCAATCGGCGCGGTCGGCTTGTGGGTCAACATCAGGTAAATCGCAACACTGATCATCACCACTACCAGCGACAAAACCACCCAATCGCCAAACGTCAAAGTCAAAGTTCCCATGTCTCTCTCCATTCGCCTCGCGCCTTGAGCGCGTCAGTTGTCCGCTGGTGCATCTGCTCGGCCCATTGCCTGGCCGAATCCTTGTCCATCACGCCGCCGTTGTCGTAATCCCGGTGGCAATCCAGGCACAGCGCCATTGCCGTTCTATCGTCGGTCTTCATCGCCATGCCTTTGCCTTCATTCGCGTGCGCCGCCTGCGTTGCCCCCACCCGGCCGCAGCACATGCACGGCAAACGGCGGATAGCGGCAAGGTAGGCGGGGTAGTGCATCAGCTAAACTGCTTAACCACTGCGCAGAACAGGTAATCTTTCGCCTTCTGCTCGGCCGGCAACTCGGCATACGGCACGCAGCACGGATGTTCTTTCAGCGCCACGTCTTTCGCCGGCCCGTATTTCCAGCCATCGGCAACTTTGTGATCCAGCCAGCTCTGGTGGCTGGCTTCCGGGTCTGCGTCCGGATTAGCCTGGCGGAAAACCACGCCGCTGATTGCGCTGGCGCGCTGCCATTCCGGCGCGTCATCCCAGGCTGGCTGACTGTTGTCGCCAATAGCCAGGCAATAGGCTCGGTTGATTTCGTGGGCGATGCGAGCAATGCGCAAAACATCGTTTGCTGCGACTGCCACAGGCGCGGCCACCTCCACGTCAACAACGCCGGGCATTGCGTAAACCTCGTCGGCACGCCACAACAGACTGCCGTTTGGATGCTTAATCGGCCGCACCCCATAGTAATGACCATGTAGGCAATGATGTTTGCGTAAGCTCTGTGGGGCAACCCGCAAAATCGCCGCCGCCTTTTCCGTGGTTAGCATGGCGGAATTAACCATTGTTTTTATGCTCAGAAATACCAACACCTTCCGACTTGGCCAGGCCATCACGGAACAGGCGTTCTTTCAGCAGGTAACCTTCGAGCGTCCAAATCTTTTCGTAGGCGTTGTTGATCGCCATTTCTTTGCCGACTTCCGCATCAAAGTTGGCGGGATCTGCGCAAGCGCTGAATCCTTCTTGCACCCAGCCGTTTTCCAGCGTGAGAACCGCCACAGTCATCGTGGTATCTGGCAAACGATACGTGGTGATATCCTTGATCTTCGCGTTGATCGATTCTTCGGTTACGCGATTGCCGATTGCCGCCGCCGCTTCCAACTGCTTCGCTTCTTCTGCCATTGCTGCGTTCATTTGTGCCTTCTCCATTCGTCAAAAAACTCTCTTGTTTCGGTAAATCGCACGCCTAATTCCTGGGTTGCGTGCGCCTCAATCTGTGTCATGTACTGCGCGAAATCCCGCACACTCAATCCCGTTGTGGATTCCGGAACGCTCACCAGCTGCCCGCAGATCCACGCTGTTTCGCACGGCAGGAAACGCGCCTTGTAAAACTCATGCCAGGTTTCCGGCTTGTGCGTCTGGCCATCAATCCGCACCTGGCTGGCTATCTCACCCAGCACCGCCCACATGCGCCGGTTTTGCTCAATGCTGCGCTTGGTCTTTTCCTTCTGGATCACCACCAGCCAACGCTGGCCAGGCTCCAGTACTGTCAGCCTGCCCACCGCCTCAACTGCTCGCCGCAAGACGATTGGATTGGCGACCAGGAAGCTGGCTTGCTCCATCTAGGCGGCAACCCTTCCCTGCTGCGCCTTCTTTTTGGCTGCCATGCAAATCGGACAACGCCACATCCGATGATGTTTGGTCGGATTAGGCCGGTGCAACACGCAGCCAAATCGATACTTGCCACATCCCAGGCAAAACTTTTCCTTAGCCACGGCGCATCGCCTTTCCTGCGGCCTTAATCGCGGTGCCACTCACTACAAGCACACCACACCACAGCAAAACCCATGCTGTGAAAGGCAATGCAATGCAGGCATGTGCGAAATCGTTCTTGGTTAGCATTTTGGTTATCCCTTCAGCTATCGAATGTGTCGCGGCGGCGCGATTTGGTTTGTTGTGCCTGCTCTCTGGCGGCCCATGACGAACGCTGATCCGCATTCACAAATCGGGAGCGCTCTAGCTGCGTGGCCAGCATGGCTGTGCCAGTCTTGCCCATGCGGTTCTTGGCGATGATTACCTCTGCCAAGCCCTTCATCGGCGAATCAGGGTTGTAATACTCGTCGCGGTACACAAAAACGATCATGTCTGCGTCTTGTTCAATCGAACCCGACTCGCGCAGATCCGACATCATCGGCCGCTTATCAGCGCGTTCCTCAACCTTGCGAGACAGCTGCGACAAGGCAATCACACAGATGCCCATCGACTTGGCCAGCTCTTTCAGCCCCCGGCTGATTTCACCAATAGCCTGGGTGCGGTTCTCTGCATTGGCATCCAGCTGCTGCAGGTAATCCACAATCAGCAGCTTTAACCCGGTCTGACGCTTTACCTTGCGCGCCGACGTGGCAATCTGCGCAATGGTGCGGGCCGACTCATCGAGCGATAGCGTCATGTTTTGCGCCTTGCCAGCCGCAACCGTCAGACCGTTGTAATCATCGTCATTCAGGCCGCGACCACTGGTTATTTTCTCCAGCTCGATGCCGCCCAGGCTGGCCATGTGCTTCTGGCTGATCTGCGCCTCAGACATTTCTGTGCTCACCAGCAAAACGCCGTTACCACCCAGCGCAACATGCTCGCCAATGTTCACCGCCAACGTGGATTTGCCCATTGCCGGGCGCCCTGCAATCACCACCAACTCACCCGCCTTGAGGCCGCTAGTCAGGCCGTCCAGGTCGGCAAAGCCGGTACTGGTGCCAACCAGCGGGCAATCGCTGTTAATGCGACGGTCAATTTCCTCAATGGCGCGCAGAGCCATGTCTGCAATCGATACCGGGCCGCGCTGCTCGGCGCCACGGTCTGCCACCGCCATAATGGCCGCTTGCGCCTGATCCACTTTCTGCTGCACCGTGCCGGTGCCAGACACGATTTCCAGCACTGAGCTACCGGCCGCCATCAGTTGGCGCTCGATAGCCTTGTTGCGTACCAGCTCGGCATAGCGAGTGATATTCGCGGTGCCAGGTACGGCCTGCACCAGCGATGCCAGGTAGGCAATGCCACCCACACGCTTTGCAGAGCCACGGCGTTCAAGGTCGGCATCAACCGTCAGGATGTCCACCGGCTTGTTGTCTGCCAGCAGAAAATTGATCGACCCAAAAATCAGGCGGTGAGCTTCTGCATAAAAATCTTCTGCCGCCACAAGGCCGCTGATCTTGTCGAATGCGGCAGCCTCTTTTAGCAGGCCACCGAGAACAGCTTGCTCTGCGTCTTGGGAGAATCGGCTCATGTCGATCATTTGCCGCCCTCCTGGTGATATGCGCCCTCAACCACCTTCGCAAAGTTGCTTGGCCGAATCAGCCACTCCATGTTTGCGATGAATGGCGGTCGGCCGCTACTGCCGTCAGTGTTGCCAGTGAGGAACGATGATTTGGCACAGTGCGCAAAATAACGGCGCCAGTATGCAAGCCCTTCCTCCTTGGTTTTGTATTTGCCTGCAGTCAGCTTTTCTTTCCAGCGGCTTTGCATCAAGCGCTGGCGAATTTGATTCCACTCCCGAACCTCCGGGTTCTCTGGCATTTCTTCGTGGTAGATGCCAATCAGCTCTTGGTGAGGGCAAGGAATTGCAGAACTTTTTTTTGCCGTTGTGGCGGGTTGGTTGGCAGTCTCTGCCGACAATGATGCGTTAGCATCATCAATTGTCTTTTGGGATTGTCTATTGTGTGTATCGTTTTGATACGTTCGTCCGTATTGTTTTGATACGGTCGTATCGCTTTCCGTATCGTTTTGATACGCATCAAGTCGCCATGATTCAGGCGAGTTTACCGATGTCAAAAACCCATATTTACCCTTGCGGGCAGATAGCACGTTTGCTTGAACCAGGGCATTGAATGCGGCGCTTGCATTCGGGCGATGTAAGCCAGTGATATCCGCGAGCTGCTGAATCGTCAGATCATCCTCTTGCTTGCCAAACCCATGCGTCTTACGCACAACCGCCAGTGCAATTTTCAGTTGCCGGCCAGTCAGGTTGGCAGCAAGCAGCGCGTCAAATAGCGCGTTAGGAACGGCCACAAAGCCACCTCTCTGTTCTGCTGGTGGATTGCCGACAGCATTGCCGTCAACCGATACAAGGCGTAGCGCGCTCATACCAGACCCCGTTCCTGCTCCATCAGAGCAACCATTTTTGGCGAGCGCGAACGAATCAGGTCACGCGCACGTTTCCAGTGGGCATCACGGAATTCGATAGGTTTGAAATCATTTCTGAACTGGCGCAGATGCCACCAGATACGAAGCTCGTTGATAGAACCTGCAGGACAAGCGACTAACCGTTTTGCCTGGCTGAGTGCCAAGCGGATTGTTGCGAACATATCGGACTCCCATCCGTTATCGCTCCCACCCGAACCGTAAGAAAACGGCGGGCGCCGGGGGGATGGGAGATAACCCTTTTACTGCATTTCTGCAGTGGCGCCCTTTGATCGTTTAGCGCCTGGGGAGTGTGTCCAAATTGAGAATTTCGGACATTTCCGACAATGCCGATGGAAAATAAAATGTATTTTTTCCAATAAAAACATTGTCAAGCCTACCCAAGCGCTTAAATTTGTCCGATAATCCGCAACAGAAGCAGGACGTAATTAATGGTTCTGTTAGCTGCATCGAGAACTCCCGTCCGCGATGCAAAACGGCACCAAAAAACGCCTTGTCTCTGTTGCGACCTATCGACGTGAATTCCCTCCGCATCTGCGGACACAACGAACTTCTGAGACTGTGAGATCTTCCTTTTAAGGGCTCAGATTATGCCTGCACATACTGTTGCGCGCAATACTATCCGATTTGCTTGTTTTTTACGATATAGCGGCGATACAAGGCGCGTATTGCCTTACCGGATTCATAGCCTACATCCGTTTGCGTGCCGGCCTTTACCCTGCTGATTGATGGTTGCGACATATCCGCCAATTTAGCCAGATCCTGCTGCACCAGAACATCCAGCAACTGCGTGACCATTTCTTGCAACGTGACTTCTTTTTTTGCCATCTTGTGTATCCAAAAAAACGATTAATGTGATTATCCACAAACGGACACATATTTAATATACATCCGCGTATAATTTTTTGCATGTCAAAACATGCAGCCGCTGTTACCGAGCTGATGAATCTGCACCAGCTCACACCAAATTCCCTATCGGTAAAATCGGGCGTTCCTTATGCAACCCTGTATCGCCTGCTTAACGATATCGGCGCTTCTCCGCAAGTAAAGACCGTGGAAAAGCTGGCGTTATTCTTTGGCGTAACACCAGCGGTTATCAGGGGGGAGTCGCCTATTGATGCGGAACCTCTATCACCCCAGGCAATGCGCCTGGTGGCCGTCATAAGGCGCGCAGACCGCAACCGCTATCTATCCGAATCCACCGCAGAAGCACTCGTTACCCTGATCGACAGATTGAGATAAAAAAGTTATTCAAAAACGGTTGCAAAACTTTATTCAGGTGGTAATATTACATCACAGCATGTCACATCACATCAAGACATAACAATCCAACGCATGTGATATGCAACTCCTGTTGACGCAGGATCACTTAAATAAAGGAAGAAATCATGTTTACAGCCAATACCGACTTCGGTGCGCGTGACCGCGCTCGCCTGCTCCGCTCACGCCCCACTGAGGGCAACACCTTCAACGAATCCCGCTCAATGTCGCAGAAGCGCCGCGCTGCTCGCCAGTACGCCGCATCCGTCTGCCGTCGCCTGTTCGGCCGCTGATCATGGGCTTTAACCACGTCGAGCCGCTGGCGACAGCGGAACGGGATCACTACGCCCGGATGGATCAGGCCCACTGGATCAGGGAAGCCGCAACTGTCGAAAAAGCGACCCGCAAGATGGCCATCGATGCCGATGCAGTCTTGGAAGCGCTGCAAGACATCGAGCACGTCGAAAACATCGCGGATCTGATTGCCGCCGGCCAGGCGCTGTCTGCAGGCCAGTACCTGATTGACCGCATCCACCAGCAAATCGATATGGCAGTTGACGCGGAAACCCAGCAGAAACTGCGAGAGAAAGGATTGTCATGAGCGCACCAGCAAAACAGCAAACCATGAACGGCATGGAATTGACTGAACAAGAACTGATGAACGTATTGCGAAACTCGCTCTATCCAGGCGCGCAAGACGACTCCATCAAGTTGGTTATCAGTTACTGCAAGGCGGCCGGCCTTGATCCGATGCAGAAGCCGGTTCATATCGTGCCGATGTGGGACAACAAGAATAAGCAGATGCGTGACGTAATCATGCCCGGCATCGGCAGCTATCGCACGCAGGCTGCACGCTCCGGAGAATACGCCGGGGTTTCTGAGCCGGAATTTGGCCCTGACGTGACTGAGGATGTTGGCGGGGTTCGGATGACATACCCGGCCTGGTGTCGTGTTGTCGTCAAACGGCTACTGCCGAATGGAACCGTCGCTGAATTCTCAGCCACCGAGCGCTGGAAAGAAAACTACGCCACCAAAGGGAAAGATTCGGCCGCGCCTAATGCCATGTGGACGCGCCGCCCGTATGGCCAGATTGCCAAATGTGGCGAGGCGCAAGCCTTGCGCAAGGCGTTTCCAGAATTCGGCGCGCAGCCAACTGCCGATGAAATGGAAGGTAAAACACTGGATGACGGCGGCGTGGTGTACGACGGCGCAACCGGAGAAGTTATGCCGCGCAAAGAGGCGCCGAAGGCGTTGCCTGACTACACCAGCGAGCAGATGGAAAAGAACATCGACGCATGGAGCGCCGCAATCAACGCCGGCAAAACGTCACCAGACAAGATTATTGCCAAGGTAAGCAGCGGCTATCAGTTGTCAGAATCGCAGATTGCCCGCATCCGCTCGATGAACGTAACCAGCAACGAAGGGGAAGTATATGAACACGCATAACCTGATTCAAGGCTCGCCGGAATGGCATGCCTTCCGCTCCGAACATTTCACCGCCAGCGATGCGCCGGCCATGCTGGGTGTGTCTCCATATAAAACCCGCAACGAGTTGCTGCGCGAAAAGGCGACGGGCATTAGTGCAGAGATTGACGCGGCAACGCAGCGCCGCTTTGACGACGGCCACAAGTTTGAAGCACTGGCGCGGCCATTGGCCGAGGAAATCATTGGCGCTGAACTGTACCCGGTTGTTGGCTCTGATGGAAAGCTGGCTGCCAGTTTCGACGGCCTGACCATGCTGGAAGACGCCGCATTTGAGCACAAGACATTGAACGCAGCGCTGCGTGAATGCGCTACCGCCGCAGACCTGCCGAAGCACTACCGCGTACAAATGCAGCAGCAGCTGATGGTATCCGGCGCAGAGCGCTGCCTGTTTATGGCTACAGCCTGGCACGGCGACGAGCTGGCAGAGCCTGCAAAACACTTCTGGTACGAATCAGATCCGGCATTGGCACAAGAAATCACCGCAGGCTGGGCGCAGTTCGATCAGGATCTGGCCAATTATCAGCCAGAGCCGGTTACAGCGCAGACCGTAGCAAAGGCGCCGGATGATCTGCCAGCGCTGCGCATCGAAGTCACTGGCATGGTGACGGCGTCCAACCTGGCTGCATTCAAGGCGCATGCACTGGCTGTTTTCGATGGCATCAATACCAAGCTGGAAACCGACGACGATTTCGCCAGCGCAGACAAAACCGCCAAGTGGTGCAGCGACGTTGAAAGCCGGCTGGAAGCGGCCAAGCAGCATGCGCTGTCACAAACCGCCAGCATTGACGAGCTATTCCGCACCATTGACGCAATCAAGGAAGAAGCACGCCAGAAGCGCCTGACGCTGGAAAAGCTGGTAAAGCAGCGCAAAGACAGCATCCGCGCAGAGAAGATCAGCGCCGCGCAATCCTTGTTCGCAGCCCATGTTGCCGATCTGCAGGCCAGCATTGCTGGCGTGCGCTTCGCTCCGCTTCCGCCAGACTTCGGCGCCGCCATCAAGGGCTTGAAAACACTGGCCAGCGTGCAAAACGCCATCGATACCGCTCTGGCAAACGGCAAGATTGCCGCCAATGTGCTGGCCGATGACGTGCGCGCAAAGCTGGCCTGGCACAAAGAATATGTCATTGACCAGAACGGCCTGTTCTCGCCCGACCTGCAGCAGCTGATTGCCAAGCCGATGGAAGATTTCCAGCTGACGATTCGCAACCGAATCGAACAGTACAAACAGGCGGAAGCGCAACGCAAGGCAGAAGCCGACAAGGCCGCAGAGCAGCAAGCACAAAAGGCCGCTGCGCCTACTCCGCAATTGCAGGCCGTTTCTGCGCCAGCGCCTGAAACATTGCGTGCCGCCGTTGTTGAGCACCAGGACGAAATCAGCGCCTTCCTGCGCAGCCGTGAATTTGGAAAGGATGAGCACCGCATTCGTGCCGTGCTGGTCGAATTCGTAAAATTCCAGACGGCGCGGACACTGAGCAACGCAGCCTAACCGAGCAATGCGCAGCACAGGCGCGAAATACTCCTTAACCCGCACCGGCCGGGGTTTGTGCCGCCGGATTTTTTTGAGCCAATACAGATGAAAACTCGCAAACACCAGCACAAACGCCGCAATCGCGGATCGATCGCCACGCTGCCTATCTGGATGACCGATGGCATCGAGCGCGCCGCCGGCCGCAATACCAGCGAAAACTCAGATATCGGCATCATCACCGCAATCAACGTAGCCGCCGCTGGCACCAGCGATATCAGCATCCTGCACATCATCGGCAAGCATATCGCCTACGTCCGCATGATCTGCAACATGGATTACGACGCTCGTAAGCAAAACGGCCACCAGGATATGTGGGCAGTATCGGTACTGTGCGCAGAAATCTATCGCGACGCCATCGAACAATTCAACGCCGCAGAGTCAGCAGCCATCGCTGCAGACGACGCCAAAACCCTGCATACCTTTGTCACCACCTCGATGGACTTTGTGCGCCGCCACAGCGAATCCGAAAGCTATGTTGCCTGGACTTCGCTGGAAGATCGTCGCCGCCTGTCGCTGCTGCTGGGCATTGATCCCGTTACCGGCAACATGGATGCCGATGCAGGCAAGCTGGAACAGTATCTGAAAATGAAAGCCGCCGCATGAACCTATGGATGGCACTAGGCGGATGGCTGCTAATTGAAATTGTCGTGGTGGCGGTATTGTGGAAATTGGCAGGCGCCGCGCCAACGATTGAAACTAATGATGATTGGAACGATTAAATGGCATCCCTCAATAAAGCAATGCTGATCGGCAACCTCGGCCGTGACCCGGAGGTGCGCTACATGCCAAACGGCGATGCAGTTGCCAATTTCCCGCTGGCGACAGCGGAAAGCTGGAAAGACAAAAACGGCGAAAAGCAGGAGAAAACCGAATGGCACCGCATTGTCTTCTTCGGCCGTCAGGCGGAAATCGCTGGCGAATACCTGAAAAAAGGCAGCCAGATTTACATCGAAGGCCGCTTGCAAACCCGCAAGTGGACGGACAAAGGCGGCGTTGAACATTACACCACCGAAATTATTGGCGACCGGATGCAGATGCTGGGTGGCAAACAAGGTCAATCCAGCGGCGCAGAAAGCCGGACAGCCAGTCGCAATGCCGACAAAACACCCGCCAAGAACCAGTCGTTTGACGATTTCGAGGATGACATCCCGTTCTAGGATATACCTGCGCCAAAAACCAGCTCCGGCCGCCTTCTGCGTTGATCAAAAAAGAAAACGATCAGCAACATCATCCAGATTCGAATAAGCAAATATAATAACCAGAAAAGATAAATGGATATATATGAGAGACACAAAAGACATATCCGAATACATCGAGCTTATCGCCCATGCGAAAACGCAGGATGAGGCGATATCCATGGCGGAATCGGCAGCAAAACAGATCGGTTTCAACTGGTTTTCAATTGGCGCAGAGGCCACAGAGCCTGGAAGGTTGCGCATGGTGCATGACCGACTCCCTGCTGGCTGTTACAAAACCTATCTACAGGCGTTTTGTGGTGCAACTTGCCGGCGCGGGAAGCGTGCCGGAATAAATCAAGCACTATTTTTTTACGGCCGGAATTGTCACATTGTTGGCAGAATGTGACACAATTAGACTCATTGACATTGAATATAAATTTGACGAGGTTGAGCTATGAACGCAGAACAGAAACAACGGGCAATGCAAATGCTGCGCCGGTTTTCGCAGGCCAATCCGAGAACTCTGCATGCCGACAACGCAGCGGTGGACATGGCCGCCCTGCTGCACGAGCTGATCGACGCGTCTAGCGCAGCGCCAGAGAACGCCAAATGGCGCCTAGGTGATCTGGTGCAAAAGGTTCGCGGCTCCAAGTGGCGCGGGAAAGTTGTTGGATTTTACAGCACAGAAGCAACGCCGATTGGCTACAGCGTCGAAAGCGCATTTGAGCCGGGTTCGGTGCAAGTCTGGCCTGAAGCCGCGTTGATTGAATGGGATGGGGCGAAATGAACGCAGAACAGAGAAAACAGACGCTGGAACTGATCGAATCTTTGAAGATTACAGACGCCGATCTGTCATCGGCAGAAGTTGCAGCCCTGCTGCAAGAGCTGATCGACGCGCCGGAGACTGAGCCGGTTGCGAAAACAACAGGGTACTACGGCGGGCATCTGACGATTTCGACGGTTGATGGGCGAGTATTGCCGTTCGGAACCGCACTATATCTAGCCCCGCCAGCGCCGAGCGTGTCGGATGGGTGGAAGCATGATTGCGCGGGGATTCTGCAAAACGATGTTGAGCTGTGGGTTGATAGTTGTCCGCATTGCGGGAAGCCTAGACCAGCCGCACCGACGCCAGCCGAAGCGCCGGAAGATGTGGTGCGGGATGCTGAACGGTGGCGGATGCTGCCTGCATTTCTGGAGGAGTTTGAAATTTCATATTTAAGGCTTGAAGATGCAATCGATGCCGCCATCGAGCGCGAAAAGATGAAAGGCGGTGAGGCGTGAGCGCACTAGGAAGTTTGTATATCAAACTAGGTGAACCGGATGGGGAACTATGCGGCTGCACTTGTGAAGTTGGCGATTGGGCGGCTGGGTACATTGTTGATTTAACAAAGCAACGCGACAAGCTGGTAGATGCGCTGGCGTATGTTCTCGATACAAATTTATGCACAGGCGACGACGGCGCAGATGCTAGGCAGAAAGCCTATGAGGTCATCGCCGAGGTGAAAGGTTCGAAATGACACGCGACGAGATAACCAGGATGGCGCAGGAGGCCGGATTTGTTGGGATGGACGGCTCGCACGGTGCGCTTGGCCGCTTCGCCGCCCTTGTAGCCGCAGCAGAGCGCGAGGCTTGCGCAAAAACAGTAGAGGATGAATCGTGCGGCGGGTCTGCATTTAATAGCGCAGCAAAGTACATGGCAAAAGCAATCCGCGCCCGTGGCGAGAAAGGCCAATCATGAAATGGAAACTTGTGCCTAGTCAAGCAACACACCACATGATCGCTCGTGCTATGTACGTTCGCCGTGATCTGGAACGCATGGGGAATAGTTCAGATTACCAACGGATTCATATTATGTGGCATGAAATGTCATGTTCTGCCCCGCAGCCGCCTAAGTTGAGCGATGAGCGGATTTTGCATCACCTTGACGCGATTCTTAAGGCATCAGGAAGCGGGATGAAAAACTACTCAATGCACAAAACTATTGAGGATATGAAGCAGGCAGTCCGCGCCATCGAGCGCGAGATTTTGGGAGGCGAATTTTGAGCGAAACTTTCGAACAAGGCTGGTCTGCGCGGCCCTTTAAAGAGCAGTTTCCAGAGCTGCAAGACGTTGTGGCTGCGCGGCTTGACCGCCTAAACCATGCAATTACAGACATGCTTATGGCCGGGCTTATTACTGACTCGCAGGCGAACGCTATTCGCACAAAGAAATTCCCCAAGTTTGTTGGCGAACAGATTTCAGCGGTGCGTCGAAAAGCCATCACCCGCGCAGCAGCAGAAATCGGAAAGGTTATGCCATGAAAGACCTACAGGAGAATAAACGCCTGCGCACCATCGAAGCCGCCGCCCGCAACCTGGTCAAGGTCAAGGGCAGGCACCACAGCGAGCTGGCTATGAATCAGCTATTGGAGGCGTTGAGATGAGCGAGCACACTAAAGAGCCGTGGCGCTATGAGCTGGACAAGGGCAGCGACCTGCGCATCTATTCAGAAACAAACTCCGAAATTGTATCTGGATGCGGGTGCTGCGGAAGCCCTAACTGTGAAGATGCCGATGCACGACGGATTGTAGCCGCCGTGAATGCGTGCGCTGGAATAGAAACCTACGCGCTGGAACTGATGACAGGCGAACTATCGTTGCTCAATCAGATCACGCATAAACCACAAGAGAACCCTACAAAAAAGGCGGCGCAGTACCGTAAACAACGCGACGAACTGCTGGTGGCGCTGGAAGGGCTTGCCGACGATATTCATTCGCTGATTCATGAATCATCAGGCGTTGCCGGTTTGCATCTAAACGACGAGATGGCGCCGTGGCATGATCTGGAAGCAGGCGGACGATTTGAAAGGCTGACACACCTGCCAATCGCATTTGAAGCAATCGCAGCAGCGAAAGCAGAGGCATGATATACGGTTATATCCGCGTTTCGTCATATGGCCAGCTTGACGGAGCCAGCCCGGAGGAACAAGAGCAACAGATCCGGGCGGCAGCCGTTATCGTCAAAGGCGGTGAGCCAGAAATCTTTTTCGAGAAAGCGGTTTCCGGTGGCACGCCATTGCAGAATCGGCCCGCCGGCAAGCTGCTGATGGCCAAGCTGCAGCCAGGCGATACGCTGATTGTCGCCAAGATGGACAGGATATTCCGCAGCGCCGTTGACGCCCTGACGATGGCCGACCAGTGGAAGCAGGACGGAATAAATCTGATCCTCCTAGACATGGGCATTGAGCCGGTCAATACATCAGGTGTAGGAAAGTTGTTTTTCACTATGATGGTGGCAATGGCCGAGTTTGAGCGACACCGGATCTACGAGCGAACCATCGAAGGCCGGGCGGCGAAAAAGAGTCGCGGCGGACACATCGGCGGAAAACGTCCGTTCGGATTCATCGTCACCGGAACCGGCCGGGATGCTGTACTTTCTCCGCACCCCGGCGAGCAGGCCGCGCTGGAAGATGCAAAACGAATGCTGCGTAGCGGTGAATCTCTGCGCAAAACAGTCGCAAAGATAGCGGAACAAACAGGCCACAAGATATCGCATGAAGCGCTGCGCCGATTGGATAAGGGCATCAAATACGCCAAAAAGAAAGGGTCGCCATAGCATGTCAAATAAAATGCAATGCCATAATGTGCCGTGATATGATTGCATCGCATGTACAAGCATGCGCTGTTATGGGTTTGGGGTTCCAGGCCGGCAGCAACGAAATCCGCTGATCGGTCATGAGGTCTTGCTCCGGGCAGGGCGGAAACTGCGGAACCCGGATAAATTGCGCTACCGGACGCGGTAGAAGTCGTGGACTGTTGCTGGCCTCTTTCTGGAAACGGAAATGCACACTTAGCAGCTACCGTGCTGACAGCCGGAAAGACGGCACTCACCGATAACCAGGCTGGCAAAACACTCAACGACTTGCCAGATTCCACCAAGGCGCCAGCCTGGATTATCCGTTGTTGCCGTAAAACTTCGTCCTTTAGGTCGGAGATATAAGGCAACACTTTGGCAAATCCATGGGGCGATGTCGTCATGACTCGCGCCTGGGGTGGCAAAGGCACGCGGCTGGGCAACCTGCACACTGACCACCTGTCGCCAGAAGCGGTAGAGCTGGCGCTGCAAGAGATTGCCAAGCGGCGCCAGGCGCATAAGTACCAGCCCGCCAACTTCGACACTGCACAATACCTGCAACAACTTTCCGAGAAAACGCCATGCGAATCATCATCACAATGATAGCTATCGCCCTTGCTGCGCAAGCAATGGCCTACGACGACGACGACTACAAGCCACGTCGGCCACGCACCAGCAGCAACTACGACGCCACCACCGGCAATATGTACAACACGCAGCGCCACTCGGATGGTTCCAGCGATACCTATGGCATCAACGCGAACAACGGCAGCCAGTGGCAGAGCCATAGTGATCGCCGCGGCAACCAGAGCGGCACCGATGCCGACGGTAACGCCTGGAACTACAACCGCGGCAGCAACACCTATTACAACTACGGCACCGGCAAGATGTGTACCGGCAGCGGCTACGCAAGGGTTTGCAACTAGGATTTCTCCTAGTCGGCTATCCGTTTCAACCACAAGGCACTAGGCGCAAACCTAGTGCTTGAACTGCTTGATGAACTCGCTGTAAACGTCCGCCTCCTGCTTCTCGTACATCTTCTGCTTGAGCCGCTTCTCCGATAGCGACAAATCGTCGCGCTTCATTTCTTCGGCCATCAGATCCCGCAAAGTAGAAGCCTGCTCCTTGTAGCCAGACAACATTTCACCCAGCGCCATCAGCTCGCCATCCTGCTCATACTTGCCGGCGGCCTTGTCGTCGCCGGCTTCAACGGCACGTTTCCATGCTTCGACGTGGCCTTTGGCGTCCTTGCCCAAATCGTAGAACCGGGCGCGTGCGTCTTTCACCGTCGATTCGCGCACGGCAGATCGAAGGAAAGGCACCTCGGACACGTCGGGCGCACTGCCACTGGCCAACACATTCAGCAGCGATGCCGAGTCAGCCATAAACCCACCGGTTCCGCCAGCCAGCGTTTTGAACAGATATTTGATGGTTTCCGGGCTGATATCGTTCCAGTTGTTTTCGTATGGCGAGCCATGCAGTGACGCGATACCTTGCGCCGCCTTGTCATACAGACTGCCGCGTGTGCCGCGCCACATCTTTTCGTTGTCAGGCTGAGTCTCCTTGTAATCAGGCCGCATCGGCCCGCCAAAATCAGTAATGTTGGCAGCCGGAAGGGCAGGGATCTTGATTGCAGTTGGCAATAGCATCAGCATGTTTTCCAACTTCGGATCATCGCCAATCGGATTGCCGACTGGGCTAAAGTTCTCGAAGAAGCTGGAAGCCATGCGAATACTGGCTTTCTCGGCCGATTCGCCGTGCATTAACGCATCCAGCCTGTTTGCCAGCGACACAAAGAAGCTATAGCCATACGGCAGCGGAATCGTCAGCTTGCGCTTGTTACCCAGCGGAATGATCAGGTTACGATCCTTCACGCTATCCGGTATTGCCTCCCATTCATCCTCATCGTCGCCGCGATTCATCATCGCCAGCGCCAATGCCGCGCCAGCCATCGACCCCACCAGTGCCCATGCCTGCTTCTTGTGCTTGGTATCTTTGCCCGCCAGCGACTGCCACAATCGCGCCGTGCCTTGCACGCCTGGATTGAAAAACAGATACAAGCCGCCAAGCTGCGGCGTCAGCTCGCCCTTGCGGTTAAAGTTCACCGTCACGTTCTTGGCCATGCTGGCTGATTCGGCAACCGTCTTGCCGCTTTCCTGCATCGCCATGAAGGTGGCCAGGCGGAATGCGTTTTCGCCGGCCTGGTTCCATACCTCAAACCAGTGCGCCAGGCCGCCTAACAGCTTGCGCGTGGCAATTTTTGCGGCTTTCCCCGGCTTGCCGTCTTTAACCGCTGCCCATGCGCCGCTGTAATTCTCATACAGCGTGTTCAGCGTATCGGCCTGCCGCTCCAAGTCGCCCATATAGGCGGCCCCCGTCGAGCCGCCCGCCGCCCGGTAACGCTGCAGCGCCTTGCCATATTCTCCGGTCGGCGCCTTGCCGTGCAGCGCAAAGTGGAACATCGCCGCGCCTGCCTTCGGCCAGTGCAGCAACGCCTTGGCGGTTACCTTGGCGCCTTGGTCAGCGGTCAGATTGATGGTGCCGGCAAACAAATCGCGCACCACGTTTTTAACGAAGAATTCCGGGTTATAGCCGGTATACACCTTCGACAGCCAGCGATTCAGCGATTTACCAGCCTCGATAATCCGCCCCATCTGCTCAGTACCCATGCGCCGGTACTGGCCGGCAAGAATCGGGTCGTGCAGCTGAATCCGCACCGCCCGGCCTTGCACGTAAACCTGCACCTCATGATCCTGCAGCGTGGGTTTGGCCATCATCGTCACATAGGGGTCGCTGGATTTCATGATATTGAATTCGCCGGCCTGGCCTGCGCCGCGCAATACTTCCCGATCGATAAACCGCTCTGCCGCATCGACATTGGCGAACGAATCGACAATCTGGCCGTTGCGCTCAACGGCGAACGCAACCTGGTTGCGCAACACCTTCTGCTTCGGCAGCACATTCACCGTCCACATTTTTGGATCGGGATTGCGGTTGATCAGATCCAGCAGGTAGGTGCCGACATTGTTTTTCTCAGCAAGGATGATGGCGCGCTGGCGGTCACGCAGCATGTTCTCCAGCACATGCTCATCGCGCATGTCGTGGCCCATGCGGCGCTTTTGCTTGCCGTTCACGCTCAAGCCCTTGCCAGTGCCTTGGCGTGCCGCCTGATCCTCATCGCCGCCCTTCACCGGCACATAGAACTGATACGCCATCCGCATTGCATGCGCAGCTTCTGGCGACACAATGCCGGCCTTCACATAAAGCGACAGCGTGCCTTCGGAAATGCGGCGGAAATCATTGGCCAGTCGCTTGAATTCGGCAGCGTTCGGCATGGCGGCAAACTTGGCCAGGATCGATTGCGCCTCGCCGTCTTCCATGCCAAAGGCGGTATCGCGGCTGTCGTCGATTTCGCGGATGCGCGCATTAGCTTCTTCGGCGTGCTGCGCCAGCAGATATTGCTCAACCTCCTGCAGCGAGTTGCCAGAGTCGGCCAGGCGTTGCATCAGCGGTTCCACCTCATCCCGCGCAAAGTCCTCGATGCGCGTTGCCGCCCGGCCGTGGAATCGTTCCTCTGCGCCGTAAACGTCGTTCTGCTCGTCAACCTGCCCGCCCTGCTCGCGCACGTTCTCCAGCACCTGTTTCCAGCGGTTCATATTGTCTTGCACTTCGCGCTGCGCGGTTTGGGTTTTGGTTTCTTCTGGCAAAGAAAAACCCGCAGAAGCGGGTTGTTTTTGTGCCGTGCTGCGCAGGGGGGTTCCTGTTGGCATGGCTTGGCGATACATTGATTCCATGATGCTGTAGTCTTTGTTTCGCCCCTTGTTTTCTACGAACCCGAATCGCTTGTAGAAATCGACAAGCCGTTTTTTATTGCCACCAAAATCTCCGGACGGGGTTAGCGCAACGGTGGCGCTCATTGCGTCAGCAGATCGCAATACATCTTGCATAACATTGGTTCCAACACCTGAATTACGCTCGCCTTCAGGAATAACAATGCGGCTCAACACCCATGGCTTTCCATTGCCGCCCATGATGTCTAGCTTGATGCCAGGATATTTTTTCTCCAACTTGTCTGCCAAGTCGGATGGATTCTCGCCTTTTTGCATGCCCGTATTATCGGCGGTACTGCGCAACGTTTCTGCAGATTCTCCGTCAGTTTTGTCGGAGTTATGCAAGTTATCTGTCATTTTGCTGCCGCTAAGCACCGTGTCACGCACACCCACCAGCAAATCCCACACCTGCTTATCGCTGTATTCGCTGGATTGCTTGCCAGTCAATTTGGCCAGCCACGCCTTTACCGAAGCTGCCAGGCGCGCCAGCCGGCCACGCAGATCATTGCGCATCATCTTCGGCACCGCCACGCCATACCGATCCTGCAGATAAGCGAAGTCGTTGCGCTCGATGGCCGCATTCAGCTCGGCCAATGCCTCGTTGGCGGTTTCAACTTGCAAGCGATGGATGGCCGCGCTCCGGGCTATGCGGGCAACTGGCACGCCCAGCGCGTCAGCGATATCCTGGCGCACGCTGTTGACGGTCATGCTGCGGTCAACAGCAATGGCCGCCGCCAGCTTGGCAATCATCGGGTTGTTGCGCGTTTCCAGTAGGATGTTGGACAGACCAAAGCCATATTTCGCATCCAGGCCGTAGTGGGTCAGCTCATGCGAGAGCACGAACAAGGCGCGTTCTGGCGAATCCATCGCGTCAGCGTAGAAGGTGATTTCGTTTGTCGTCGGGTCGTAGGTGGCCTCAACGTCGTCAATCACCTCGTCGGCCGTGGATTGATGGGTGTTGCTGCCACCTGTCTCGGCGTTGCGGCTCTGCGCCACCTTGATCATGCCGCGCAAATGCGGCGGCACGGCCTTGTGAAGCAGATCCTGCAGCTGCTGCTGTGTCATGCGTTGTTGTGTTGTGGTGTGGCTGGCTGTGCTGTTGAGTGTGCCGCCTTGCCCTAAGTATCTATCCCGGATGAAATACCCGCCATCTTTCTTGAACGTGTACGGGTCAATCTCTTTTGCCTGTGCCTGGGTCAGATCGGTGCGGATCACGCCGCGCAGCACTTTCCCCTTGGCGGTGGTGTGCTCAACAATGTCCAGCCCACTGGCGCCTGCTTCCGGGCCGGAAGATTCAACGGCGCCACTCTCGCTGGAAGATTCTTGAATACGTGGCTCAGCCGCGTTGACGCGCTTGGGCAGCGTCATGTTCTCCATGCGCTTGAATAGATCATTGATGTTGTCTATTCCAGCCAGATCACGATTAACCTGTTGAACGTCTGCCGCTGCGCCAGCCTTGCCCTTTTCCAGCACGATAATGTGCGTCATAACACCGGTGCCTGCGCGCTCGAACGTGACAGATGGCAGCTTGATATCCGCCACAAGCGACAGATCACCAGCCGGGCGATATGTCTCCTTGCGCTTGCCTGTTGCTTCAACGGCCGTCCACGCGGCAGGATTCACCTGGTATTCTGATTTTCCGGAAGGGGTCTTTACTTCAAGCCAGTATCCGCCGCCACGGTCTTTGCGGGATAGCACGCCTTGCTTTGCCCATGCCGCGTTGGTGCTCACTGTGTCGCCACGGTACACAGGCCCAAGCGTTGGGTGCTCCAGCAGTGGCTTCACCTCGCGCTCTGTTTCGCCATACAGGAAATTGTCCAGCCGCTTGTCGGCAGCCGGCCCGGATGGCAGCAGCGCAACGACTCGACCGCCTTCGCGCAGATGACCAGCAGCCTTGGACAAATGATCAACGGCCGTCTTTCCGCCAACGCCAAATGGCGGGTTCATCACAATCGCATCGTACTTGTTGACGATGTTGTGACCTTCAAAGTCAGAGTCAATGATCTTGCCATCAAACACCATTGCCAGCCGTGCGCGCAGCGCGGTACTTGGTTCGATGGCGGTTCGGTTTGCATCCTCCGGAAGCCAGCGCGCAATCGCACCATGCCCGGCAGAAGGCTCCAGTACAGACTCGCCTGGGCGCACATCGGCAAACTCGGCCATTTTCAGGCCGACCGGCTCAGGCGTGGCAAAGTAGTCCTTGCCTTCTTTGGCCTTGGTCTGTGCGTTTTTCTTTTGGGTGCCGAAGTAGAACGAACGCGCTCGATCGTATTCTGTCAGCGCATCATTCGCAGCACGGTCGCGCTCCTTGCCTCCCTTGCCTTCGCCTTCCATGCCCGCACGGTAGTTGTCGGATTCCTCGAAACCAGCAATGAATGCGTCTTTCAGCGCACGCGACATTTCGCCCATGCCAAGGTTCTCAGCTGCGCTGGCTCGTCTGGCAATGGTGTGGGCAAAAGCAATCTTCTCCCATGTGGTGCCGGTATTCAGGTAGCGGAAAATTGCATCCGTCACCTGCCCGGTGCGGTAGATCCTGCCCTCTTGCTGAATCGCGGTGGTGGGCTGCGTCGGCTGGCCAAGATTGAACAGCACGCGCTGATGCTTGCCGGTTGTGTCGTGCAGGCTAATCCCCTCCTTGCCTGCGGCCGATTGAACCAGGATGATCTGCGGCCCGCTGGCGTCATCCTGAAACTTCGCCACATTGGCGCGGCGCTGATTGGCTGGCACGTCGCCATTGAACAGCAGCACATCAGGAAACTCCTGCTTGAACATATCAATCGGTGATGACTGGCGGAAAAGACTGGAATTGATGATGTCGCGGAATTCTTGATTGAAGGCGTCAACGGCGTTGTGGTCGAACATTTCGCCGCTGAAAATAAATGGGTTAAATCCGCCGCCTTTTTTGTAGTCATGGAAAACAACGACTTTCCGACCTAGCGCCATGTGCTCACGGATATGCGGCACAACCTCACGCGCCTTGATCGATTCCAGCAGATAGCGCCGCGCCAGATAATCGAACTTTTCATACAGATGGTTGATCATGTTCCAATATTCTATCGCTGACGCATCGGTGCCGGCTGATTTCTCTCTCAGCCACTCGAAAGCATCATCGATGCGCTTACCAATGGCAGAATCCACCAGAATAAAGCGGCGGTCATAGTCCGCTTTCACGTCCAGCATGCGACCAGACAGCGAGCCTTTCTTTTTCAGGTAGGCATTGAACTGGCGCTGCATCAGCCCGGCATCCACCTTGGCCTTTGGCGCTGTCAGCTTGCCGTAGCGCATCCAGTATCCAAAATGCTGCATGAAAAACTGGTCGCGGTTGCTGCCCTCGTTGTAGCCGCGATAGCTGTTTTCCTCGTTGCCGCGTCCTTCGTTGTAGTCAAACAGGTAGCCGTTCGCCCAATCGATGGTTTTTTCGTAGGCAAAAGGCGTGGCAGAAAGGAATACAACCCGCGTGCGTGCCGCACCCTGGCGCGACGCCACATCCGCCTTGATGGCGTCCAGCTTCTTGCTCAACTCATTGGCGAGCTTGTCCGCCTTGGCCTGTGTCTCATTGGCCAGATACCACTCCTGCTCGTTGTCAGACGTGCGCTGCATCTCGGCCTCTTTGGCAAGGCGATTGGCCAGTGCAATCTCGTCAGCGTTCAGCATGGCGTGGCGATGGTAGGCGCCGTCATGGTGCAAGGAAATGGCGCGCAACACTTTCAGCGCATTGGTATTAGTGCCGTCCTTGTCCATGGCAAGGTAATGCGCCTCGTCGTGAACAACAAGATCCCAATCCCGTCCAGCCAGAGCGTTATTGGCGCCCATGTTGGCATAGGTGGTAATCACCGGGCCTGTGCCTGCGCTATTGGTGTTTTCCAGGCGCGTCAGATCCAGCCCAAGCATCTTGCCGGATCGCTGCCAGTCCTCAATGATTTTGTCGTTTGGGGCAACGACAAGGATATTGGTCTTGCCGTTATTGACGAACCGCTTGATAACACCCAGCCCGGTAAAGGTCTTGCCGGTGCCGGTGCCATTGGTGAACAGCATGCCGTAGCCATCTGGCAATGCGAAACGCGCCTCGGCCTTCACCACGTCCTGTTGCTGGCCTTCTGTCAGGATAGGCAGCGCATCGGCAACGCTCGCATTGGCTGCGTGCTTGTCGGCCTCTCGCTGCTCGTCCTTGGCTAACTGTTTTCGATGGTCGCTTTTAGCAACTCGCGCAATCTGGCTTGTTGCTTGCGGTTCAACGGGTAATCCTGGGATGCCAGAATCAGTGCTTCCGATATCGACACGACTTCCGGCAGAACCTGGCGTAACGATGGGTGATCCTGCGTAAACTTCGCTATCGCTACGTTCTCCAGAATCAGCGGCTTCACGTTCATCAGGGCCGATGCTGTCTCGCTGTCCGACTTCGCCTTGAGTGCTTTCCACTCCTGATCTTCCAGTTCGGCCATTCCCTGCCCGTCCAGCGCGAACGCCTTGCGCGCCCACGCCGTTTTCAGGTGTTGCGTCTGCGCTATTTCGTTCCAGATCGGAGCCGCTACGCTGGTCAGTGACATGATCTTTATCTTTCTCTAGTTGCTCAATTGAATCATACGCCAGCGCCTCGCGCTTATCACCGCCAATCTCGCTGGCAATGTTGATATACCCGGCCTGCAGGTTATCAATGCTCAGCTTGTCCGCAATCTCGTTGCCAGCCAACTGCCGGATCTGGCTCATTACATGCTGCGCCGCGTCGCGGAACTTCACAAACCCCATCTTGGCCGCGATCCGGAAAATCTTGGACATGACCGGGATGATTCTCGATTCTTCTTCTGGCGTCAGGTTTTTGCGCGCACCAAGGATCGATGCCAGTTCGCCAATTGCATCGCCCATTTCGGCCTTTAGCGCCTCCATTTCCGCGCTACTCGCCGCATTTGGTGCCAAATCTGGCACTTTTTCCGGCGAGTAGGCGGTATTTTGTGCGCTACTCGACTGGCTTTCCGCGTTATTCGCACCAACCAACGGCTTCAAAATAGACGGCTTCACGGCCGGCTGTTCGCCAAACAGGTATTCTTCTGCGCTGTCTTTGTCCGATTTCGAAATGCTTTTCGTGTTATCCGCTGCGCGCTGGAATACCGGCGCATTGAACGTGTCGCCGCGTGATAACGCCTCAGTGGCCGCATTTTGCAGCAGCCACTTGTCTACCTCGGCAAGATGCCTGGCCGTCGTCTTGCCGGTGCGCGTCTGAAATTTCGGGAATGGGGTCGTTTCACGTCCGGATGCGGTCAACACCACTTCGCCAGGCGCCAGCATCATGCCGACCTTGCCTCGCTTCGGCCCTTCACTCCAGCCGTTTTCCTCCTTCAATGCCGCAGTATCGCGCTGCACGGTGCCGCTCAGATCCGGGCGGTGCTGTGTGATGTAGTCGGCCAGCGCCTGCAGCGATTCGGGGCTTTGCTGCTGCTCCAGCACCCGGCCAACATCAGATGCGCGCAACGATTCCACGCCATTGGCAGCAATCTTGATCTTCTGTTCGAATCGACTGTTTTTGCCATCCGGCGCCGGGGTGACCTCGATACGGTTCAGTCGAGCGGCGAATTCTGCCGGGCCGATAACCTTATCATTGAAATCATCCAGCGCCCGGCCGGCGTCCTCGGATCGATGGTCGTTGGCATGGATCAGGTCACTGGCCTTGGCGCGCAGAGCGTCTGTTTCGCGCTTTAGGCGTTGGTATTCGGTTTCGGCCGGCGCATCAAACAACCCGCCCTGCCCGGTCAGATTGTCCTCGGCATTGCCGCCCAACACAAAGGTATCGGCTGCAGCCTCAGACCGGCGCCGGATCTCCTTGCGGGTTTCTTCCTCCTGGCGCGCCTTGTCAGCAGCTGCGCGCTGGCGCTCTACTTCTCGTTGCTGTTGCTCGGCGGCCCGTTCTTCGCGTCGGAGGTCGCTTTCTGTGTAGACGGCAAGGCTAAATCCATTTTCTTCTGGCGCAGCTTCTGCAGTTGCCGTGCCACTTTCAGCACCTTCCATTGATCTTCCGGCGGCAGGCTCTCGATCAGCCTGCGGGCTTTCTGCTGTGGTGTTTCTCGATTGCGGCCCGAAGATGGCATCAAGTTCTTCCTCTGTCACTGGCCCGGATTTGCTTGCAATCACCGGGGCGTTATCAATAAGTCTGTCTAGCTCGGCCGCTTCTGCCGTCGCTGCGGCATCCTCTGCGGCTTCGCGATTCTGGCGATTCAACTCAAAATAATCGGTTTCTTCTTCCAGTTCGCGCTTGGTAAATTCATCCGCAAACCTGCCATCATCATACGCCTGCTGAAACTCGCCCGGCGCATCTTCCTGCTGCCGTGCCTCGAATTCGCGGCGTGCGCGTTCTTCCATGCCGGCCGGATGCAGGCTGCGGTTTTCCAGTGCATCCAGTAAATCGTTTGGTGTAGCGCCTTCTGGCAAGTAGCCTTCACCCTCCAGCCGGCGAATCACGGTGTCAATCGGCTGGCCGCCGCGCTTGAAGGCAAACGCACCTTGCCGGCGCAGATTGCCCGGCACTTCGGCGTTGTAATGGCCAACGGTTTCCGCCTGGCCGCGCCACCATTCCGATAGCGCCTGCTCGGTATCGATGCCGCCCAGCTTGGCCACCGCCTGCAGGATATCGTCCTGGGAATGGTCAATCTGCAGTGTCTGCTGATTGCGCGCCTTCAAGCGCTCGCTGGCGTCGGCGCGCTGTTTGTCACGCTGCGCCAGCTGTTCGCCGCTCATTACCAGGTGATCCAGCGCCTTGCGGATGTCTTTGCCTTGCTTCGCGGTGTTCTTGTCCGCCGGCATCTGCACCAGCGCCTGCCCTTTCTGCTGCGATATCACCAGCTTAGTGCCTGGCAACGCCTCGCGGATGGTCTGCGCATGCTGCGCCATGTCGCCCTTGATCAGCCATTGGCCGCGCTCGTTTTGGTGCATCGACAGCGCTGGCTCGCTGGAAATGTTCGGAGCTGGAGCCGGAATACTCGGAGCTTGGTCGGCAATATTCGGAGCGGCATCGGCCTGTGTCTGTGCAGTGCTGTTCTGTGCTGTGGCGCGCTGTGGCGTGCTTTGCGGTTGCGCTACCACACTTTCGCCACTACGGGAAGGGATGGAAGTTTGCAGTTTTTGCGCGTTTTCTTCCAGGCTGGCTGTTGTGCCTTGCTTTTGCGCCTTCTGTAGCGCCAACTGCATCGCATTCGGCACCGCAACGCCTTCACCGGAAGCGCTGGCCAGCGCCTGATTCAGTTGGTTCCCGGCATCCGCCCGCTCGATTTCCGCCGGCACAATCGAATCCTGGTAGACCTGCTCCAGTTCTTTCGGCTTGCGAGCGGCTGCCTGTTGTTGCTCTTGCTCATAGCGCGCAAAGGCTTCGTCCTTGGCGCGCATCAGATCCGCGTCACGCGCATCCAGGCGGGCATTGCCCAGCAACTTTTCCTGCGAGTCAAAGCCATGTTTCGGCATAGGCAGGCCATTGGCGGATTCGCCGTGCGCGGCATCTGGCAGCCATTGCGGCTCGTACAGCCCGCCCTCATTCGAACCAACCGGCAGAATCGTGTTGGCGCGCACCGCCGCCAGATCATGAATCGGCTGCAGCGCATCGCCGCGCATCACGCTCGCTACCAGGCCGGCGGTCGGGTCGCCCTTGCCCAGCACGGATTCAACCGAAGCCGTTGCCGCCTCTGCCACCGGATCAGGTTCAACGCCCATGCGGCGCAGCAGCGCCTGCTGATTGGGGGCGATAGGATCGTATTCGGCGGTGGATGGTTGCGGCTGAACGGGCTGCGCCGTCGCATCGGCCTCGGATACAGGCGCCGCCTCACGCAGCGAAACACCATTACGTGCGCCTTGCATTGCAGACGTGGCGCCAGTCTGGCCAACCGCAGCCACCGCACCCAGCAAGGCCGACTTGCCGGCATTGGCATAAGGATCAATGGTGTTGTCCGCACGCTTGCGGCCATAGCCTTCGCCAATGTCTTCCAGCGGGCTTTGCGCCGCTTCTTCCATCGACTCCCGCGCCAGATTTTTGGCCAACCCTGTCGGCGTCAGCAATTCCTTGCCTACCGTCGCCGTGGCATAGCCGCTTTCCAATCCCAGCTTGCCAGCCACCTTGCCGGCAACAGCGCCACCAACGGCAGTACCAGAGCCTGACAGCAGCGCCGCCGTGCGTGCCGATTCATTGGCCAACTGCGTGCGTGCGCCTTCTGCGCCCATTTCTTGCTCCAGTTCGCGGAAACGCGAACTGTTTTTACGCAGCACATCTGGCGCAGCCGTTGATACATGCTGGTAAACCTCATTGCCACTCATGCCCGCCGTCGTCAGCGATTCCGTACCGATACCGGCCACGGTGGCGGCCATGCGTTGCGCTACCAGCCCTTTACCGGCGGCCAACGCGCCTTTTCCGGCGATACCGGCCACGCCCATGCCCGGCACGGCCATCGGCGCGCTTTGCGCAATCATGTCGCCAATGGCAATCGGGTTGTCGATAATCGCCGCCAAGGTTTCGCGCACGCCATTGGCTGCCGCTACCTTGGAATTGGCCTGGCGCAGCTTCTCCGATTTCTGATTCTTCTCGATATCATCAGAAAACGCCTGCATATCGGCCGCCGTCGCACCGTCGCCAATGCCAATCTGGTTCCCCAGCCATGCCGCGCTGCCGGCCATCCCGGCAACGCCCTGCACCGCCGCCAGCCCGGTATCATGGGCGGCCTCGCTCCAGGCGCGTTCTGCCGGCTCCGGGTCACGTTTGGTTTGACTCTGGCTGGCCGCCATTTCTGGCTGCTGCCGTTTTTTCTTTTCCGCCTGCTCCGCCTCATGCTGATCCAGATAGGCAGACATTTCCGGCGAGTTCAGCAACTCATAAGCGTTGAATACAACTTTTTTCTTGGACATTGGGCCTCAGAAAAACAAAAGGCCCGACATATGCCGGGCCTGGTGAAAACGGGAATAGGTGTGTCTAGTTTGGCCGGCCGTAACCGTAACGGCGCCCGCCGGCAGTAAAGTACTGGAGCTGCTTGCCATTGCCGACCGGCGCCGTACCCAGCTTGATTTTGCCATCCATGATTTCGCTGCCGAACTTCACCGCCTCATCTGGCGTAATATTCGGATTGGCGCCGAGAATGAACGTCGCCGCTTTCAAGATTTCGCCGCCTTTCTTGTTGTCAGGCGGCAAACCCAGCTTCTTGTTCAGCAGCATGGTGTTATTCAGGTCTTTGTTTTCGATGCCGAGATAACCAGTCAGGCTATCCCTTGCATCCACAAAATCCGGATCGCCAAGGCCGCCGGCACCCTTCTCCGCCTTGAGCTTCATGTTTACCAGGCCTTTTTGCTGACCGTATTCGATACCATTGCGGCGGCCCCATTCTGCGTTATCGCGGATTTCTTTCTCTGAGGCATAATCGTTGTCGATCTTCTTCTTTACATCGTAATCATCAATCTCGCCCTGCCGCTTCCGCCCCTCTGCCTGCGTCACACGCCCATCATTCAGCGAATCCAGCTTGAGATCATTCTCGAATGTCGCACGCCCACGCGCCAGGCCATCAGCGTGTTCCGCCTGGCCCTTGGCGTATTTGTCGCGCAGATACATCAGCGCCGCCTCGCGGTTCATGATCCGGCCTTCTGCCGCATCCGCGTCCAGTTGCTGCTGATCATGCTTGGCATTGTTCACCGCCGCACCCGCCGCGCCGATGCCGGCCCCCAGCATTGCCTCTACAAATCCGCCCATTACTGCATCCCTCCTGCTTGTTGCGGCATGCCCGCCGCGCCTTGTGGTGGCGGCTGTTGCGGCTGCTTCGGCTGCGCAAAGGATTGCAGCGCCATCTGCAGCACCTGGCGAGCCAGGCCAGCGCCTTGTTCCTTCGGCATCAGGCCCATGATTTCGGCAACCTGCAGCACCTCGTAAACCAGCGTCTTCGCCAGCTTATCCAGCGCATCCTCTGGAATAGTGCGGCCATTGCCTTGGGCTTTCGCCATCGCCGCACGCATCGCGTTGGCGACGATATCGGCCATATCCGATGGCAGATCCTGCGAATTGGCCATGCGTTCTTCCAGCGCCTGAATGCCGCCATCCGAGTACAGGGTTTCAAACGCCAACTTGGTGGCAGTCTGCAACACCTTGTCACCGTTCCAGCTGGCGGCACCATGCTGATTACCCTCTGCCGCTTCTTCCTGCGGGTTGTCTACCGGCTCCTGCTGTTCCTCTTGCTGCTCATCCTGGCGCCCCAGCGCCTGCGCTACCAAACCGGCCATTATTGTCCGCTCCGCAGTGATTTGATCGTGTTCTGAAAGTGATTCAGGTTCGCCACCTTATTGGTCGGCGCCTTCTTCAAGGTCAAAGCTCGATTGAATTGGTCTTCGCTCATCTGGCTCATGTTCGCCAGCTCCTGATCACGCTGACGATTCTGCAGGTAGGTAGACAGGCCGCCGGCCGCTGCGCTGCCAAGCACCATCTGCCCGGCCGGCCCCAGCCCTTTCCAGGCGTTGCCGATGCTTTTCATGATGCCGCCATCATCTTCGGCGGTCTGGCCAAAGTTGTTGACCTCACCGCCAAGCCCGATTGACTTGGCCAGCTCCGGATCTGACTGCATCAGCCAGGTGGCAAAGTCAGTGTCCTCGGTCACGCCGGTATTGCCCAGCAAGTTAGCGCTTTCGCCAGCATCGCCAAACACATCCATGCCGGCATTGCCATAGCTGGCATCCCCTGCGGATTGCGTCATATCGAAAAGATCAGTCACACCGCTGTAATCGTAATCGTCGCCCACGCTCTACCCCTTCTGCCGTTGCGCCATAAACTGCCGCACCGCCTGTTGTCCTCGATATGTCTGTGCCGCCCTGGCCATCATGCTGCCCGCGGTGCCGGTATTGCCTACGCCAGACAAGGCCATGCCTGCGGCATCGATCTGGCCGCCGTTGATCCCCTGCTTTACCGCGCCGCCAGCCAGGCCGCCAAGGAATTTGCTTACCAGCCCTTTGCCGTCGCTCAAATGATCCCCGACGAATCCGGCCGCTTCACTGCCGGCGGTGGTGGCCAACACCAGGCGCGGATCTACCTTGCCCTTGTTGGTGGCCGCCTGGCGGATGGTTTCCAGCAATGCGGTGGTGCCGGGTCGGGTGATGTACTGGCCGAGATTGGCATTGGCATAGGGCGTCAGGCCGCCCATCAGCGCACTGGTCAACATCCCCTTACCGCTTAGCTTGGTGCCGGTCAGGCCAGAGCCGATCATGCTGCCAACAATGCCTTGCACCGCGCCACCGGCAATCGTGCCTGCGGCGGCCGTACCTGTCGCCCCGGCTGCCGCCGCCCCAGCCGCCGCCCCCACTGGCGCCGCCACCCCTGCGGTCGCGGCAATCGCCATCGCGGTCTGAATCCACGCCTTCTTGTATTTGTCCCAGCCGCCGCCTTGATCGTTGACGTGCTTAACGGTGCCATAGCTGGCCATCAAGCCAACATTTGGATCGTATTTCAGCATGTCCTGCCAGGGGATTTGCTTATCTATGAAGTTGGCCTTGGCCTTGTTACGCACCGCCGACAGGTCGCCTTTTGCGCCAGATTTGCGCAGCGATGGCTCTATCTGCGTCTGCCAAGCCTGGTCGAACTGGTCGCCAACCATGCCCTTGACGTTGTTGACGAAGTTATCCAGCTCGCCCGGGCGCACCACCTCAAACCCCGCATACTTGCCCGGGTCAAAATCGGCCGGCGCCTCTCGGTATTGGCCAAGCCCGCCGGTAATGGTCTGCGCGCCAAAATCCTGCGCATCGTCCGCCGCATAGGCATAACGCTTGTTGGGGTCGATTTTCTCGACTTCGGCCAGATCACGCGGGTTCAGCGCCGCCCATTGGCTTGGCGCTTCCTCGGCCTGGCCGACGTCGTTGTAGTTGGTCGTGATGGTACTGCGCGCATTGATCTTGTTGCGCAGCAGCGTCTGCAACTCCGCGCCGCTCATCGATGACAATGCGGAGCCTAGATCGCGGCCATTGCTCTGCCCATTGGCGCGATACTGCAGATTGCCAAACTGCATGCTGCCGCCGTAAAACGGCGAGTTCTCATCGTACTGCGCCAGGTGCGCCAGATACTTCTGGTTCGGGTCACCCGCCGCGCCGGCCTTGATGCCGTTGCGCAGCCATTGCTGGTACTCAGCCAGTTCAGCCATCAGCCGCCGTACCCGTATTTCTTCAGGTTGGCGCTCACCTCTGCGTCAGTCGCTGCCAAGTCTGACAGGCTCATGCCGCGATTCAGGGCGATATTGCGCCCGTCCTTGGTGGTATACGTCGCGGTGCCGTCGCCGTTATGCGTAATCTTGCCGTCACCCCAGGTGCCGGAATCCCCCGCCTTGCCGGATGACCAATAACTATTCACCACCGACTGCGCCGCCGGCAATCCAGACAGATCCACGCTGGTGGTGCTGGTATAGCCATCATCGAAGCCGTAAATAGCCGAATATTTCGACAGCGCAATCTGCTTGTCTTCCTGCGGCATATTGCTGTTGACGATATTCAGATAGCCATTGGCATAGGTATTGGTCTGGTCAACGGTCATTTTGTCGTAGGCCAGATCCGTGTTGACCTTCAACTGGCTCAGCTGTAGCGCCTGCTGCTTATCGAGCTGCCCGGATGCAAAGGTGTTTTGCTTGTCTTGCTGGCCGCTGGTAAATTTGTTCTGCTCTTGCTGTAGCTGGGCCTGCTGGCCAAACTGCCGATCAGCCTGTCTCTCCTGCCGCGCAGACGCGATATCCGCCAGCTGCCCCTGCATCTGCATTTGCGCTGCCGCCAATGCCGACTGATTCGCCGCCTGCCGATCCGCCAGATTGAAATTGTTTTTGGCGCTCTGATTGTCACGTGCGGCCGTGCCGTAGGTCGTGGCATCCGCCGTGGCAATCGGCAATGCCGCATCAATCGCCGCGCTTTCGCCCGCGCCTGCCGCCAGCGT